GAGGAACGCCAGTCGTCCTGTCGCGCTGAAAAATTTTTGCAAGCTCTTCATCAAGGCGTTGCTTCCTACGGGTAGATAGCGGCCCAGCATCCAACATATTAGACTCCGAATACTCAATCTCAGGAATATCGCCCACGTCCTCGTCGCTCTCTGGCAAGCGAACATCAACAAAGTCACCACCAAGCAAACGATTACCCTCAACCCTCCAAGCCTTAAAAAAATCTGGAAGGGGAGAGGGGAAATTACCATCTCCGACAAACTCTGCGTTGGAGTCTTTCAACCCCTCACGCAAGTAAGCAAGCAACTCAGGCGGAACATCCTCAGTAGAAATGTTTCCCTTTTGCAAATATGCAGACTCAACAGTGTTGATCGCTTTTTGAATTAATTCACTCATTGCAACATAATACTTTTTTTATCGAGCCTTGAGAAGGAAAAATGTTTGTAGGGGACTATATTGCAACAGCCACCGGCAGTTTTTCCCCCCGCCCCCTAGCCTAGGTCAATCTCAACCTTTATATCGCCAGCGTGCAGATGCATATGCTTCTCTGGTGCTTTCAAACCAGCCCGGTCTAGCAAGTCCTTCGACGCTTCAAGCTGGACATACTCACTCTTGGCTGTGGAGGAGAGGCGAGTTACTTGGTGGAGAGCCATGGTCGCCTTTGCTCCAAGTTCATCCCTCACCCTTTGCATCATGTAACTCTGCACATGTGGCAGTGCTAAAGCCTTGGAAGCACTCACTCTTCCCGTCTCACCTTCTGCATATCCTGCAACCTGTGCCGCTTCTTTTATCGTCCCGCCATTGGCTACGAGGTGTTCCACCAGTGCCTCTTGCTTGGCTGTCAAACCTGTCTCAGGATTCTTGATTGCGTTGCCCATATATCTACCTATTCGTTGACCCGCTACGCGGAGTTTAAGAGGGTTCGTCAAGTATAATCAATATGCAATTATGCAACCCCATTTGCAAGAATGCACAGTGTTGCACTTGTGCCACAGTTGCTGGCTTGTGTTCTTCTATCTACTCCAAGACTTGCTACACGACTGACCCAACCAACTGTCCCCTAACATACCGCCCATCTCCTTGTGGTCTACCCCCTGCCCGCACCACTCGGGCTTCGCCCGACCGTGTTGGGGGTCGCTGTCGCTAGACCACATGTCGCTGGTCGGTCTTGTTGGGGACGTAAGGTTGGGACAGTCCTGACCAAGTCATAAGGAGTAGACAGATGACTAACACAAAAACCAAAGCAACAGTAACCCAAGTGAAATACTGGACAGATGTAATTCTTGCAAATGTTGATGCACAACCTAATGATTATGCTAAATCACGAAAAGCTTATAACGAATGTAGCTTCGCTGATTACGAACTAGGTCGAGCATTAAACGCTATCGCGGATTGCGTATCAGTAATCTCAGACGACAATGCATCAGACATTGAGAAGATGCGAGCAGAGCGTCAATCAGAACGCCTTCACATTGCCGCCGCTGACTGGCAAGCACAGCTTGAAGCCGCGATGGAGATTCACGAGGTATTCTGCGCAAACAAAGAATATCTCTACAAGCCCAAGAACCTCACCAAGTAACTCCCACCGGGGCGATAGTTCACGCTGTCGCCCCAATTACTTGTTGCAATGTGGATAACGTTGTGCATAATGATACTTGCACTGTAGGAGGTAGCAATGAAACTCAATGATATTATTGATCTGTTTGGCTTGCTTGTGTGCATTGGCGCACTGTTAGCACTTTGGAACATTACACCGTAGGAGGGTGAAATGACTGATGATGAACTGTATTTCAAAATCACTGAACTAGAAGAACGACTGTCAGAGATTGACGGTCAAATCACTCACATATGGGAGCAGTCTGGTCGTTCATATGAAAATGGCGATGTGATTTTAATCCCATACCAGAACAATGACATTATCGATGAACTGTATGCAGAACGCGAAGAAGTTCTCATTGAACTGGACAAGCTAGATAAAATGGAGGCAACAGACTAATGAAACTATCACGACAACACTTTGAATTTATCGCAGATGACATTGCTCCTCTGCTAGAGAATCCAACCAGTATTGAGGTAATTGCTGACAAGTTGGAAAACACAAACCCCAACTTCAAACGAGAAACATTTACGCAACGCGCTCTGAAGAACTGGGAAGATGCAAACCTAAATGACATGCGCAACGAATGGGAGGCGGCAGAATGAACTGGTGCAGAACTATTGGTATTTACATTGAAGCCCTTGAGTCAGACGACCGCATTGCAAGAGATGCGGCGGCACAAGAACTGATGACAATCGCATACCATCTCAACAAGCTTGGCGTGAAGTATCCTGACACGATACAGGAAACGCCGGGCAAAGTTGTTTACCCAACTGAGTGGAGATAACAATGCCACGCAAATCAAAGAACAAGGGCAACCCCGTGCAGTGTGACCTGTGCGGGGAAGTCCGGCTTGAGTTTGTTGCTTTGCTAGTCAATCCCGACCCGGTAGAGCACGAGTTTTGGTGCAATGATTGTTACGAAAAAACAATCACAAAGGAGAACGCAGAAAATGGAATGTAAAAAATGCAGTGAAGGCTTGCTGGAATATATCGAAGAATATTTTTGCGGTGAAGCAGAAACTTGGGCTTGTGATAGCTGTGATGCATCAGTTGTCGTTCCAATATCAATAGAGCGTCATTTTGATTGGGTTGATTGGAGTTGTGCAGATGACAAGCAAGAGCAAAGCTAAAGGAACATACCACGAGAAGTGGTTTGTTGACCTGTTCAAAGGATGGGGGCTGGAAGTAAAACGCCAGCCCTTGTCCGGGTCACTCGGTGGTGAATACTCAGGTGACTTGGTTATCAAGATTGGCGATGAGGATTACATTGCTGAAGTGAAATACCGGAAGAAAGGAGGCTTTCCCTCCCCCTTCACTGTCCTAAAGAACCGAGACATTGCCTTGTTCAAGACAGGTGCAACGGGCGAGGACGCAAAAGACATGCCGCGTTGGGTGCTGGTTGTGCCCGACCGAGTAGTTGAAAAACAAATAATGGAGAAGATAAATGAACATCAAGATAAAAATTGAAGACGAACTGCAGGAAGAATATCACTACACGCTCGGCTCACTGGCCCGTGCGATCTGTGACTTGTTTATTGTCAGCAAGGAAGACTTGCTAGGCAAAAAGCGGATGGGGCATATCGTAATGCCTCGTCATGTTCTGTATTACATGGGCTACACGCGCACACATCACACGCTGAACACGCTGGCAAACTATCTAGACCGTGACCACACGACAATTCTGTATGGCGTGCAAAAGATTCGGTCGCAATATATTGCCAACCAAGCGTTGCAAATGAAGCTAGACGAAGTTGATTTGCTGGCTACAGCTTACGAAGAGAAGCGACAAAAGAACCTAGAAGAAATTAGGGAAGAGGTTCAGGTGATGGTCGAGCGCATTCAAATGGAGAAACTCAATGGACTTTGAAACAAGAGAGCAGATTATCCACGAACAGTTCATCCGCAAGATGGGCAAGATGTATCTGCCACCACAATCTTGCAAGACAGACAACGAAGCAAAGCAAATGTATGGGCAAGAGTTGCGCCGCATCATCAATGGCCGGCTCAGTGCTGACATGCCAAACGCCGATGTGTTTGCCGCAGAAGTGGGGAAGGTATGGGACAAGTGTGTGGCAGTCCATGACTTTCGAATTTGGTTCACCCCCTCACTTGTCGCAAAGCAAGCAACAAAGGTGAACGCAGAGTATTCGTCCCGGCAGAAGAAAGTAGATGCAACGTGGGAGCGACTGTCCGCCCCCATTACGGAACAGGAGCGACCACATGCATCGAAAGAAGATGCTGCCGCCAACGGTTGGACGCTGGAGAAGTGCGACCAACACATCGCAGATATGGAGGCTATGATGGAACGCGGGGAGATAAATCGCTACCTCGGTCAACGCCTGATTGGCATACCAATGAAAGCAAAAGAGAGATTGATCAATGCATGTAATAAGTCTGTATGATTATACAGGGATTGCGCTTATGCCCTGGCGTGATGCAGGGTATGAGTGTTACGCCTACGACATTGCTCACGAAGACACGCAAGAAGATGGCATAAACTTTCTTCATGCAGATCTTCACAATCCATCAACTCTCAAAGAGATTGCAGAGTTTCACGATGGCCGCGCTATGTTCATGTCTTGCTTTCCTGTCTGCACTGACTTGGCTGTGTCTGGGGCGGCTTGGTTTGCCAAGAAACGCGAAGCCAATCCAAACTTTCAGGAAGAAGCAACCACACATGCAATGGCTTGTGGCTGGCTTGGAGAATATCTTGGCTGTCCATACTTTGTGGAAAATCCAGTGTCAGTTCTATCAAGCCTGTGGCGAAAACCTGATTATTCTTTTCATCCCTTTGAGTATGGTGGCTATCTGCCAAAGGATGACCAGCATCCGAAATGGCCGGAATACATAGCACCACGGGATGCATACTCAAAGAAAACATGCCTTTGGACAAATGATAAGTTTACAATGCCAACGAAAAAACCAGTTGAATGCCAATCTTTTGGCAACAGCAATCAACACGCAAAGCTTGGAGGCAAGTCAACTAAAACAAAAAACATCAGATCAGCAACGCCCAGGGGATTTGCGCAAGCTGTGTTTGAAGCAAATAAATACTAGACAAACTGCATAGAATCGCTATGATTTGTATTGAAAGGAAGGTAAATGAGTAGAGATAACGACATTCGTAAAGCATCTATCGGCGGCAGTTGTGCCCTTCGCATCATGGACGGTGACTGGCACGGACTGTGGATGGAGAAGATGGGCTATCGTGAAGGCGCTGATCTATCGGCAGTCTTGCAAGTTCAGCTTGGCGTTTGGACGGAAGAGTTCAACATCAAGTGGTTTGAAAAGCACAATCAAGTTGAATGCTACAAGGGCGCAAACGGAGACTATGAGCACCGCTACCACTACAAATGGGAT